GCTAGTTTTGCCATTTTACTTTAGAGAATTAAATGCTTGACGGTAGAGATCGTCAGAGTTATGCGTGTGAAAAAGAGAATTTATTGCAATTCTTAATTGTGGTTTGTCTTCTGAGTATTTCTGTAGATTTCTAAGTTGTGCTATAATCTTGGCATGACTGTAAACAGCGCCATTAAGTCGTAATATAGAGATTTTGTCTTGTTCTTTGTGGTCTATGCCAAATTTATTGTAACTGTAAATAAATTGTACTGGGCTCCAGTTTGCTGTTTGTACCTGCTTAGTCGGCATAGGGATCAAGAAGTGACAGCGCCGAAGCATTATGCTTGTGAGGTCGTTTGTATATGCTATATCGTAGAAGATTCTAATCTGCTCTTTCTCATGAAATGCAGCGTACCAACGCAGCATAAGCTGTTTGACCTTAGCCTCGTCCCAACAGTTGATACCAGCTTTTTGGCATCGTTTGAAGTTCTGAGAACTAACAGCATAGATTGGGCATCGGTATGATGTACGATCATTCCATGAAATCAACTTAGCCTGGCTGTACTCTAGGATAATTGCATGTTTACTTTTTAAATCAGAGTAAGTAAGCTCTGTTCTTTTAAAGCCGTTACCAGCAACTTCCTTAAGCGGGATTCTCGTAGCCAACATTTCCGGAGTCCACTTAGACTGATTTTTCCGGTTTTGTTTCATACGTTCCTTACGCTGAGTTAGCCACTGCTTGGTTGGCTCATAATCACTGTACTTTTCAGTGTGATTCTGAAAGAAGTCATTTAAGCAAGCAACTACCGACGCTTTGATCTCACTGTAGATCTGTGTTTTCTCATCCTCATCATAGTCACGACAAGAATATTTACATGTCGAAACAATGGGGTCATCAATGTTAGAGTCAACGTTGAATACGAGAACATTCTTAGTAGAGCCTTGAAAGCTATCTGCTAAGAATTCTTTCCAGACAGTACCTAAACGGTCATCTACCTTCTTGCGAACGCGGACTATAGGTTCGTCATACTTGTCACTTACGATGATCTTTCTCATCATATAGTGACTCGCTGAGCGCCACTTCCGTTTTGAAGCACAATACCTAGTGCTAGGCGTAATCACTTGCGTCAAAATCCTAGGCATTAAGTCTACAGACAGTTGACTAGGCCATCCTGTAGGCATGCGTTTGATTTCATGGAGATTGCCAGATCTAACAACGTCTAGACTGTCTGGGTATTTCAAGGATGTGCTATCAACAGACAGGAGTTTCTGCAGGTCGGTAGTACTCTGGCTTTGCTCAGTACACCACAGCTTAAACTGATCTTCAATGCTGCAGATCTTGGATAGGATCAAGTCTTGAGCATTGTCGTTCAACTCTAAGCCTTCTCGAGACAACGTAGGATTGACATCACCAATATCCATCTTGATGACGTAGTTGGACGTCAAATAAGAGTCACCATTAATAGGCGGAATCTTATACAAGACATTGCCCAGGGACACCATGTGACCATTGTGTTCTACAGTTCGGTCAGCACGAACAATTCTCAAGAATTTGCCATAATCATATATGATGCTTTCAGCAAACTCATAGTCCTCAGGTACAGTAATGTCTAATTGATGACTCATCAACATCAGTTGACTTTCCATCGCACACAAAAAATTGTGTATGCCATCGTAGTCAGATATGGGTATTACAATCTCGGTGCCATTGCTTTCTGTAGTCTCACCTGTGTTTATCAGAGAGCATGTGCGGTCAGAACTGCTTTTCTCAAGCAAGTACTGACGACGGACACCATCAATGTGAGTGATGACTTGAAAAACAGGAGAATATGCAAAGGGGCTTTTAGCGCCAATACCGAAACCACCAATTTGATCATTGGTGTCACGTTTTGTAGAGGCGAAGTATTGCGTAAAGATGTTCTCAATGCGGTCTGGAGAGATGCCAGGACCGAAGTCTCGCACTCTAAACTCGCCTACAGCGTGGCTCAAGGATTTCTTATTTACAAGAGTTACTTGAACGCGCTGAGTGGAACTAACTTCTGCATTAGCGTCGACAGCATTGCTCACGACCTCACGGACGATTGAGCCAAACTTGTCTTGGTACACTGAGTTTGACATTAACTCAGCCAGATGAGATGCTGCGTCTGCTGCAAAACCCATCTTAATTTTTGGTCCCGTCACAGTAGACTCGTACTGCCGTTGGACGTTGTTCATCTTCATAGAGAGTAATTCAATTGTGGATCAGGTATATCTGTATTCATGTATTCGGCAGCCCATTGTCTGATGCTGTCGATGTAAGTCTTAAATCGATTCTTAGTCATTTCTGTAGTACTCATGATGCGCATGCCTAAAACCACGCCATCATCTTGTATCACATCTCCCAAAGCGAAATTTGCTTTGAGCCAGTTGTGAGTGTCTGTGTAGGTAAGCTGTGCAGGAACTGCACCGTCAATTATGGTTGAGCGGTCCCAACCATGGTCAGTCAAACTGGAGCACACTATCGGTACTACTACCTTCCAGTAATACCTGTTTTGTGCTGAAGTGCGCTTGGTATCCGGGGTGTTCTCGGAGAATGCTTCGGTCATCTTTATTAAGTCGATAAACGAGTTTGCGGTCTTCCAGCCTCTCCACCGGGCAATAGGAAAAGGCTGGAGCTTTAGTGATGTAGAAAATGTTGTCATCAGGAATTATGCCTTGAGCAGATAGAGCATCCTGAAAGCATTTGTGATAGATCCATTGGTTGTCTAAATCCCACATCATCGTGCCTGGAACTGTATGTAGTTCGGCTTCGATTGCTAGCGGGAAGAAGTCTACTTGTGGAACTTTACTCAAATGCTCTTGGAAGCTTTCTTTGATACATGCAACGACCTTACTTCTGAGGTGCGGAGCCATATTGCCACTGTACAATTCTTGTCCGTTGATCTTCTTTATTCTTGGCTTGTTTACTGAAGCAGGGTTAGCCACAAGAGGCTTACCATCTGCACCGAGTAACCGGCTTTTACTGTCGTATGCTTTGTACTTCTGATACTTCTTTGGGATGTGAGTCCCTTTGGTGTAATACTTAGCTCGTCTGCCCTTAGTCAGTTGCACATGTGTCAGGTACTGTGGAATGGTGATTTCAATCATGATTGTAATTGGTTAATCCACTGCTCAGCCGCATAAGGACTGGCTTTGTAGAGATCTGACAGGTCTTTAGCGCCTTGAACAAAGGCATAGTCCCATCCGTACTTCTTGCGCCACTTGTTAGCGAACTTGACTCCAGTGTAATCGCGGTCATACACAATGACGATTCTGGTAAATCGACTATGTATGTCCTGTATCTCCTGGTCAGTGAAACTGTAACTCTCACTTTGAGGAGCTATAGCGGGTATGCCATACTCGTAAAACAGCATGACGTCCTTCATACTCTTGGTTACAACCAAAAGGGGTCCAGATGCAGGAAGCTGTTGGGTTCCTTGCAGGCACTGCGTGTTCTGTATGAACCTAGCGCCAGTGGAAAAAGGCATGTAGAGTTTGAAAAGCTCTGCGCCGAAGTAATAGGCAAAGGCTGGGCGGCCGGTACTGTGTGTAAATACTCTGCGGTTGTTGCAGTACGCCAAGTACAACTGAAAGACTTTGTAGGTCTTCAGTGTATTCAGGTCGATACCGTATTGGTGCCAAAAAGCAATACCGTCAGGATCCATATGCCATGACCCGTCTTGGGTCAAAGGGCTGATACGTATTTCAGACGCTTCGTTAGCGTTAGACTTGGCGTTGTCTAGATGCTCATAGCTTTTGGCAACAAACTCACCAGCTGAGCGCAGGTTAAAGTCGTCTATGATTTGCTTAAGCGCTTCTTTAAAAGCCAATCCTAGAACTAAGCAGGCTACATCAAAACAGTCTAGACTTTCGCTTTTAGAAAAGTCTCGATAGTAGAGTTTACCTGCTTTAGAATAGAAGAAACAGCACGAAGGGTTATTGTCTTCGCGGATTGGGGAATGAAACTTTTGTTTTACTTGAACAGGGACCTGGAGGTAATACTCCATGATTTGTTCTTGTGGCACACGTTCCAATACCCAATCCCTGTTGAACACAGGTTGGATAGCATACATGTAGAGAGTTGTAGAGAGAATACTAGAGAGTTAGGTTAGAGGGGGACTCTGTGGCCCCCCTCCGTCCTAAGGTTTCACGTAATGCGAAACTCCCATCACACTAATCGGTGTAACGAGTCAAAATTCCAGGCTATCATTCTCTGGCGCTGCAGGTGTATCTGCAATAGAAGCAGCTTGAAGAGTGCTCTCTATCGGACCATCAAGCATGCCGTCTAAATCACCATCTGAAGCAGATGTTTTAGGGGTGATTCGATCATACTTGGGGTGGTACTCAAACGTGTCAGGCTGATTCATCAAAGTGATGAAGTCGTTGATGGCACGCTTAGGGAACTTGGTATAGTCCTTATTGTTGAGTACCAGCTTCAGGCGCACAGGCACATCGACAAATTTGTCACCCAGGTTGTCGATGACAGCTTGAGAAAACTCCTTGTAGTTGGCGCCTTTGACATGAATTTGATTCAAGGGCATGAAACAGCTCATGATGTGCTTGATCCTTTCGGTAGTATGAAGCAACATCTCATCGAGCAGTTCTTTGTAGTCCTTGCCCCACTGAGCAGCGTTTTGCTTGACCTTGTCTGGTACAATCTCCCACTCGTTATGAGTGAATGTTTGACCACGTTCATTAGAGAACTCAAACTTCAAGACATGGTCACCAGTACCATCGTTCTTAAAAGGTTCATACGCTACTCGGGTGAGTACGCAATTGTTATTGGTACCTGCGGGCATTGGAGAGAAGCCGCGCTTTAGGGGTGTTTGATCAATTTGAAACATTATTTTAATCGATATAGATATTAGACCATTTGAATTCGAAGGCTTTGTCAGCCAAGTGGGGGCAGCGACTACCGGCTTGGGTATTGTCGCTACCAGTTTTGAACGTAATCAGGAGCTTGCCAGCTTCTCGGTAAACAAAACCGATAGCGTCTGCGGTACTCATGAGTTCGTTTTTGAGCTTACCTGTGAGGTTGAGCTCATTGATGTCGATCACCTTGTTGTGATCCTCATCTACTACAGTGCTGCGTTTGGTGTGACCAACTACGATTAAGCCTTTATTGCTTAGAGATGCCAGCTTCTGTACAGCCTTGACAACAGCTTCACGGACCAAGGCAAAACCTTTGCCGAATTCCATGTCACCGATTGTGGCTACACTGTTTTGCTGACAGACATACTGTTCTACCCAGGTTGCCAGGTTGTCTACAGTGTCTAAAGCGATGTAATCGTATTTAGTACTAGAAGCGCTTAAGGACTGACTGAGAGCTTTGTATTCTGAAAGGTTGTTGACATACATTTTCATGGCGTCAACGTATTCAGTACCGCGCTCGGTGTCGATGATTAAGCAGTTGTCCAGTTGAGCGATCGTCGATGTCTTACCGGCTTTTGGAGAGCCATAGAGAAGTAGGAATCGAGGATCTTGTCTTGTAGGAGGTGTTTTGCTAGTAGGTAAATCCATTAGAGAGTTTAGAGAGTTATGTAAGTATTCGAGAGTCTGTCCATTCTGTTATGCGGCCTTCATCTAAGTGAGAAATCAGACGAACGTACCCTTGGGTGCCATGTCTGTTCTTAAGAATATGAAGGGCAATAAGATTCTTGCCTTGTTCTGTTACTGTGGGTACGTGGTTTTTACCATAAACCTCCAGCCCAAGTAAAGCGGGTTGGTGAACTACAAGGCACACATCACAAGCATGGTAGAGCTGTTTTGAGCCGTGTATATCGGTCTTGGTAGGGAAGTGCAATGAAGCAGCACCCGGATCGCGCCTGATAGCAGATTCGATCTTGTCGTTAAGCTGACAAAGCATGATGTTCATGGTATTAAAGTCCTTGCGGATCTTGATGAACATCTTGCCAAGTTCGGCTAGGGTTTGTACCTCGTTTTCACCTGGCATGGGTTGCACAAGCAAAACGTGGTCTAGGGTAATAATCAGGTTGTCGTCAGGAAACTTCTCACGCATCTTACAGATGGTATTGAAGATGTCTTGACGTGTACCAGGGGTCTCGCAGAAGTAGATAGGTTCATCTCGAACGTTTTCAAGCTGCTGCTTGACCAGTTGGTATTGGTCTGCACTCAATGGACGGTCTGCAGAAAGCAAATCGCGATATGACAGTTTAATAGCTGTACTCAACCGACGCAGAATCTCTGTAGAAGCACTCATCTCAAAACAGAAATGCAAGATTTTGCATGTGTGGTTTTGAATGCGCGCGTTAATGAAGTTCTGAATCAAGATGTTAAGCATGTAGCTTTTACCGTGGCCAGAAGCACCGCACAGCATATAGGTCTGACCAAACTCAAAACCCCCTAAGAGGTATCGGTTTAGCAGTTCCCATTCTGAACGAACCATGACCCGGTCTCCTGTCATTGATGCGTAGATCTGTTCATTGGCATCTTTGATGGAGACTTGAATCTTCCGAATAGGTAGACTATTGGAGTTCTCTGTCTGCCGGTAAGATGACATTGCTTGTAGTATCACGCATTTCTTCTATAGCCTCCCATTGGCGTGATAAAAACCACTTCTCGATTCCCATAGAAATCTTGTGGTTCTTAATAGCCCATAAGAGCTGTTCCATGACACGCTGATGTTGTCCGGTCTTTACTACTTTCTTGAAGTAGAGTCGTTCCAGTTGATCTAGGTCACAACTTCGAGCAGATACTTGCTTGCCATTAATAAACAACCACTTAGGGTAGGTCGTTATAAAGGTCTCAGCACATACCCACTCACAGTTCTTCTCAAAGATTTCTATGCCTTTCTCAGTCATCTCAAATTGGTCCAGAGCATACATGCCTGATTCATTCCAATTGTAGATGTATCCTAAGTCCACTAAGTCGTGAACCTCTTCTTTAGTTAGAACTCTGTCGTTACTAGCCTTAAGCTGGTAGATGAGTTTAAACTTCTTCTCATACATAATAGACAGTAGGGTGTACTGTCCTGGGGTGAGCTTTGTTTTATGCAAGAACTCAACCCAGCGTTCTAGATCAATGATCATCTAAACAGGTCGATTGTGGCTTCTTTGCTGCCAATTCCTGCTACTTGATATAGCAAGTCATCGACATCTTGAAGACCGATGATGTTAACAGAGGATTTCTGCCGTTTTCTCAGCCACTTCTCTTCTTGTGTTCCTCTGACATACAGGTTTACGATGTAACCTGTTTTGCCTTCCTGAAAACGAATAGCACGTCCTGTTCTTTGAATGTTCTGTCGCTCACTGCTGCTTCCGCTACAGATCAAAGCCATCTCTACACCAGGTACATCAAAACCTTCGTCTAATGCTTTGGCTGTGTTGATGACCCGAACATCGCTTTTATCATCTTGAAAGTCTCTTAAAGCTTGTTCTCGTTTGTACTTAGACATCTTGCTGTTGTAACTGGATGACCAAGGGTTGGTAGCCTGTGTCAGGCTTTCGGCGAACTGAATACTCTCACTAAAGGTGATTGTTTTCAGGTCTAAAGCGTGTACAATAGCAGATGCTGCTTGAACCTTGGGAGGGTAAGTATACAGAAACTTCTTTCGCATAGCAAGGTTTCTGTTGAATTGAATTGCCCACACATGCACCTGTTCCGCTGTTATGTGAAACTTGGTTGCTAGGCTATTTCGAGCAGCTGCACTTTTCAAACAATGCATAGCCTGCTTGAAGTCATGCCCAAACTTGGAGAAGTAATGGTTGAAGTCATCGCTCAGAGCTTGATACTCTTGAGCGTCTTGCTCAGACATGTGCAAAGGCACATTGTAGGTTTTAAAATCCGAGACATACCCTTCCTTCAGAGCCTCTACTAGAGAGACCCGATCTATGACTGGAGCATGTTCTCGGATAATATAATCTTGACCGT